TGTTTGTGCCTGTTATGGGTCTATGGACATCCTCTATTGGCATTATTGGTCTTGCTCTCAATCTTCGTGCTTACGATTTCGTAAGTCAAGAGATCAGAGCAGCAGAAGATCCTGAGTTCGAGACGTTTTACACAAAGAACATCCTATTGAATGAAGGACTACGTGCTTGGTTGGCACCTGCTGATCAACCACATGAAAACTTCATCTTCCCTGAAGAAGTTCTACCTAGAGGTAACGCACTGTGAACCAATTTGAAGTCACGTTATACTTTATATGCTTCGCTCTTATTGCTGGTGGTGCCTTCGCTATGATGTGGGTTAACATTCAATCTATTAAAGTAGAAATGAATAGACCTAAACCACGTCATCCAGAAGCACCACAAGCAGGTGAAGAGTTAATGTATGTTGATTTCTCTAGAGAAAAACTGGAAGATCTATACAATAAATAAAACAAATCCAAAATTATTATGTCTTGTAATCTTCGCGTTAAAATGTTAGATGCTCTACTTGCTGATGCCCAAGGTAATATTGCCAAAGCAAAAGCAAACGTAGAAGTATACCTACACAATCCTGTTGGTATTGGTGAGCACCCTGATGTGCTTGCTGCTATTCAGGAACAACTAGATATCATCGCTCATGAAGAAGAACGTATCGAAGTTATCGGTAAGCACTTCACTGAACCTTTCTAGAGGATGTTGTGGTGCTGGGTGTCCAGACTGTCCATTCAGACCACCTCCTAAACCGACACAGCACTCCTTGACGGGAGTGCTTTTTTATTGTATACTATGAAAGTTAAACGCCCTATTTCTATGGAAGTAATTGTAGAAGGCAAGGTCAAAACTGTATACGCTGGTGATGATGCTGATCGTGTCATCATTGAGTATCATGATAAGGTGACAGCAGGCAACGGTGAGATGGTTGATCATCCTTTAGGAAAGGGATCCCTCTGCTGTAGTATTTCTGCTCTTATCTTTGAGAAACTTGCCAAAGAACATATCCCAACACATTATATTAATATGGTTGGTGCTAACAAGATGATCTGTAGGAAAGTAGACATCGTTCCACTGGAAGTTATTTGTAGGAACCGTGCTGCTGGATCTATTGTCCGTGAGACAACTCTCCAAGAAGGTTACTCACTACCACATCCTATTGTTGAGTTCTTCTTGAAGGATGATAACAAGCATGATCCTCTGTTGACAAGAGATCGTGTGCGTCTGATGGGATATGATCCTGAACCTTTTATTGACTTGACTCTACGTATCAATGACATTCTCCGTTCATTGTTCTACATCTTAGGTATTGATCTGGTTGATTTTAAAGTTGAGTATGGATACACTGCACATGGTGAGTTGCTACTTGCTGATGAGATCAGTCCCGATAGTATGAGATTGTGGAAGATTGGTGGTGATGAAAGATTCGATAAGGATCTATTCAGAAACGATGAAGGTGATATTGTCCCTGCTTATCGTGAGATCCTTGAGAGACTACAACCCCTTGCTATTCAATGAAACACGAAATCCCTGATGAGATTAAGAAGAATTGTTTTTCTTGTTTCACTAGCTTAAACCAGGCAGAGAGAGCAGTTGTCCTACTAGGTGATGAAGCATACCGTGAGTCACTAGACCTTGAAAACGATGACTCCCCCTGTTGGCAGATACCAAGTGGAGAACACTCAACTTTTGCTGGATGGAATCCTCAGTGTGTCCCTACCATGGACTACATTGTATGGAAACTAAAGAACCGTGAACAAATTATCAAAGGAGAAATTCACTAATGGACTACAAAACTGCTGGCGTTGATATTATTAAAGGTCGATCTTTCGTAGAGTATCTAAAGGTATTGGCACCTAAGATTGATGGTGGTTTCAGTGGAATGATGGAGGTCCCATCAGGATATGAGAAACCTGTGCTAGTATCTGGTGCTGATGGTGTCGGAACTAAAATTAATATCTGTAGGATTGCTGATGATTACACCACTATTGGTCAGGATCTCGTTGCTATGTGCGTCAATGACGTTATATGTTCTGGTGCTAAACCATTATATTTTTTAGATTATGTCTCTGCCAAAACACTTGATGCTAATGTGAGTGACATTGTGTATGGGATTAATGTTGGTTGTACAATGGCGGGGATGGAACTTATTGGTGGAGAAACAGCAGAGCATTTCAGGGCACATGATTATGACCTTGCTGGTTTCTGTACTGGTATTGTAGAGAAGAATCAGATTGTTGATGGTAGTAACATCCGAGCAGGTGATGTAGTCATAGGTATTGAGAGTAGTGGTCTTCATAGTAATGGATACACACTGGTCAATGATATGCTGTGGAGAAATTATATTTTCTATAAGGAGATGCCCGAGCTGTTGGTTCCAACTACCATCTATGCTCGTCTGATCCAGCACCTGTTGGATGAAGTTCCTATCCTAGGCATGGCACACATCACAGGTGGAGGACTGCCTGAGAACCTCCCACGATGCCTTCCAAGGGGTCTCACAGTTGACGTTGACTATTCTGCTTGGGAGAGACCAGAACTCTTTACCAAGATCCAAGAGGCAGGAGACATTGCTGAGGAAGAGATGCGTAATGTATTCAACTGTGGTATTGGATTCTGTTTAGTTGTGCCACCAGATGTAGCAGAACTAACTCAGACCTTGATTTCTGACACACCTTATGGTATGATGTCTTGGGTTATTGGAAAAGTACAATGAAGATTAAAGTTTATTCTACACCAGGGTGTTCTTATTGTAGTAAGTTAAAGCAACTCTTTGAACGTGCAAACATCACTGAATATGATGAGCAGTTGTGTAATAACGGAGATGAACTTCGTGTCGATTATCCCGAAGCAAGTTCTTTTCCTTATGTTATTATGGATGGAAAAGAAATTGGTGGTCTGGTAGAGACTGCTAAATTCTTATTGGAAAATGGATTAGTCTCTGCACCAAAAAAGTGAAAGATCTTAAAATAAATAAAGGCATAGAACTAATGCTTCGGGGGGCGAAGGCAGAAAAGGAAGAAGCGAAACCCCCATCAAAAGGTATCGCTATCACTAGGTTTTTTACCCTACTAAAGCGAAGAGTCTATTTCAACTTTGAACTTTTGTGGGACAGCAAGCAAATTTAAATTGGAGTTGAACCAATGACGCAAGCAACCATAGTTTATTTCTCAGCAACTGTTTCTTTTATATTTTTATGTGTAGGTGTGATTGCTGGGTGGACAGCAAACGAAAAACTCCATGAGTACATGTATCGTATGCAAGAAGATAACATCCACCCAGAAATGTTAGATGGAGACGGTCAATGGATCAACGAAGAACTTCTATCAGTTCGCTTTGTAGATGAAGAGGAACTTGAAGAAGAATAAATACACTTATGATATTAATTAGGTCATGCAATTATTACTGAATGAAGTGCTGCAAAAAATAAGCAACGCTAAGACTAAGGCACAAAAAATTAAACTTTTGGTGGAGCATAACTCTCCAGCACTCAGGCAAATTCTAATTGCCAACTTTGATGAGAGCATTATTTCTATGCTTCCGGAAGGTGAAGTTCCCTATGAAAAGAATGAAGCACCAGAAGATACAGAGCATACGAAACTAGTTCATGAGTATCGTAAACTCTATCTCTTCTTTAAAGGTGGAGCGAATGTATCTCAAAGTCGTCGTGAAACCTTGTTCATTCAACTCCTCGAAGGTCTTCATCATGGAGAAGCAGAGGTATTATGTTTGATGAAGGACAAGAAACTAGGCAAACGTTGGAAGATTACTAAGCAGTGTGTTGAAGAAGCATATCCCCAGATTCAATGGGGAGGTCGCTCTTGAATTTACTTCATGAAAATTGTGATCCTGAATTAGCAAAAGATACATCACTACCATGTACCGCTTACATTATTGAGTATAGTGTTGAAGGTGGTGTTCAACATGACATTGTTATATCTGCCAAGCAATCAGAGATATTTGATCATTATTGGGACAAGTATCATAGTGTGATTAGTATGAAACAAACAGAGGGTAGAGCTAATCCTAAACTCTGGCAAAATCCTAACAAGAAAA